CTACAATATCACCCGTTTTGATTTGAGACTTGCACCGGATAAGTTTGTCATCATAATAGACTAATTTATCTACCGCATCTATGACCAAGGCAACCTGCTCAGCTCCATTGATCGTTATGCTTTCCCCCTTTTCATAAAGGAAAAAATCAAACATTCCATCAATTTCCTGCAAGATAGCTACACCTGCCTTTTCAACTTGTACAGGTATACTTCCAAGTAATCATCCCATTTTTTGATCTCCATCACCTTGTACTTTTCATTAGCAATTTCAATATAGCTTCCTTCAGTTATCGAATCGTCAATATCACAAAATAATCTGCAAGTGATATCGATTTGATAGCCGTCTTCAAAGGGAATGCTTTTGTAAAACGGCTGAATGTCTGCATCAATAGATTTTATGTATGAGTCAGAATCAGGGGTTGAATAAATCCTAATTAGAGTATCCTTAAACATTACTCAACACCCGACCTTGATCCTGGGAAGCGGTAAAGCTGATTTAATATATTGAGGAATACCACTGCCATCAAAAGTAACGCTTCGTTCTCCCTGCACCTGTTGCTTATAACCTAAGCTGTCTCTATTTTTATAGAAGTAAACTGCCAAGTCAGCAATGGTGTCATCATAATCTGGCGTTAATTCCGTCACATTGCAGTAAGCAAGAGCAACCTTTAATGCTTGGTTAATAAAATGATTTAGGAGATCGTCCTTCGATATATCGTATGGTTCAATGTTAAGAAGCAACTTCATTAATTCCAGCATGATCTACTCCTCCATTTCTGTTACCGTTTCTATTTCTTCTGCCTTTTCTATATGTTCTTTGTCCCAGAGAATTAAGGCTTTGATTAGCTCCTCTTTTTTCAATCCAATACCATTAAAGCCTTTATCTCTTGCAATATCAGTCATTTCTTTATAGGCCATGGAATCATAAATGCTAGGTTCCCTTTTATCTTCTACTATGGTGTATCCATTTTCATGAAACCAAGCAAGAAGATGAGGGAGATTACTCTCCCCCACCCCATTGATAAAGTTTACACTAGCAGATATACCGTTATATTGTTTATTATTGCTGTATATCTTCGCCATTGTCTTACCTCCAATTAAACTACTTTGATATTTCTCATGACTCCAGAACTCTTGGTTGCCTTTAGAGCTACGGCAGAAACCATCTCGACTTCCCCGTTCTTGACAGCTCCAGAGGTTGTAAAGTCAGGCAACCAAATCTTCACTAGATCTTGATTGGCTAGAGATACTGCATGAAAACCATCTAATGCTAACCTAGCAGCATAAAGGTCAGTCAAACCCGTGACTATATCTGTTCCATTGGGTTTTCTGGTATCCAGAATGGAAACAACAGGATCATTGCTTCCTACTTTGGCACCTAAGTCTACAAGAACAATTCCATCATAAGCATCTACTTTCTTACCAAAAGCATCTTCACTTTGCGTTAGATATCCTGCTCTCCTTGCCACAGCTTTGATTTTTGTGATGAGCTTAGAATTCCCACCGAGGAAAGTTGGAGTACCATCCAAATTAGACAAGAATTCATCAAGCAAATCCAGGAATTCTTTATAATTTGTGTCTACTGCAGAAGAACTTGAAAGGTCAATATAGGCTCCAGCATTGAATTCTGTGCTTGAACCAGTAATTGCTTTATTTAATCCATCAAAGGAATTAACATCGACAGCAGAATCGCCATTGATAATGGTGTCATGGAATAATGCCCTAGCTGCTTTCACTTTTTGCTGAACCTGAAGATTAACTTCGTCAACCAACCCACCCGTATTTGCGATGATTCTGTCAATCTGGAATGAACCACCAAATGGCTTTAATTCAACTGTATATCGATCCTTGCTCACTTCCTGAGCCGTGTATTCACTGTTGACTGCTCTAAAAGCGGCAGTCGGTTGAGTGATCAATCTTGTGTAACCATAAGTAAGAGTTGCTCCATTTGTCCCAGGGCTAACAGCATCATCAAATGTCATATTGTCCAAAATAAATGAGCTTTTTCTAAATTCATCGATCACCCCTGCTTGAATATCATCCTGTGTATTAAGTTTTGCTTGTTCTAATGTAATTGCCATATTAAATCATTCTCCTTTCAAATTTACGCTTTGTTTTTATCAGAATAATAGTTCTTTAACGCATCATTTAGATTCTTCGGTTGGGTATTTTGACCGCCACTATTCGGTGGAGTATAGCCAGATGACTTTAACCTTTCCTCTACAGCAGTCTGGACTGAGGAAGAAAGGATTTCTTCAAATCGGCTTATGTTCGAAACAGTGGATTCTTCATCACTCCCCAAGACCAAATCAATAACCTTATTAATAGGAAGCTTTTTATCAGCAGCAATTGTTAGAGCCTTGTTTTTCAAGACTTCTCGCTGTTTCTCTTGTTCCATATTTACGATTTTGGCATTGAGTTCCCTGAGCTGTTTCTTCTCCTCGGTTTCCTCTGGATATAGTTCACTGATTTTCTTATCAATTTCCTTTTGCAGATTATTGGCTTTCCAGGTATCCAGACCTTTGTTGAGATGCTTGTCCTTTTCACTATCCAGCCATCTCTTAGCGTCCTCATTTTGTGATAAAAATGTCTGCACCCCTTCAACGCTTACTAGCCCCTGAAGATATGCTTTGACCTCATCACTACCTTTGTTTTCTTCGATGTACATTTTTACTTCTTCCAATGTCATTAATTATTTTCCCCTTTCAAATTGCCCTTCTGACTCATTCGAACCAGAAACGCTATATTCTTTAAAGCAGTTTAACGTCATACCTAGGACAAAATATTATCTCCTTTGATACTTAGGACAAAGAACTTCTAAGCATCGAAAGGATTGTTTGCATTCCTGACTGCACCTTGCGCATTTTTTGTGATACTCAATTTCTCCTTTTGCATTAATCCAATAACCTAGATCCTCCTTTTCTGATTTGCTTAACCTTGCCACCAAACTTTCACCTCCAATCCCCTCTTAAAACGGGCAAATTAACTTAAAAGCAAAAAAGCCACAAACCCGCTTATAGCGATAGATTCATGGCAATTTGCTGAAAAATAAAATCACTTTAAATTGGCTTATTTGGGCATAGAAAAACAGTAGTGGTATATTTACCCTACTCAACATATCTGAAGGCTTATAATGAGTATTTAGACAATAACTTCATTCTGGATTATAGTGTCAGCTTTATTGGACTGTGACTCCCGCCTATGTTGTTCTGTATAATACTTATCCATCTCGATTTTAGGATTTTCAACAAACGGCAATAGTGTGAGCAAGGTTTCCTGTGAACAGATATCTTTTATTTTGGCCATGACATCTGCCAGTCCAACTAAATCGGTAGGCAGATTTCTTGTGAACTTTACTGCCACATCCCTGTAGTCGTAGAATTGGCCTTCTTTTTTCTGCAAATAGACGAACAGGTTCTTCAACCTTTGCTTGATAACTTTCTCCATAAAGGCTTCTCTCATAGCCACACGATTCTCAAGATTAAGAAGTTTATTGCGAAGCGCCAAAGATGAAGTGTTACTGGCCCAGCTCTCATTGAAATTGACTTCATCCATCATGTCATAAATTTTACGTTCAATATTGTCCAACTCATTCTTCACAAACGAGTCATTGATTTCCTTTGTGAGCCAGGACACCTTTCCTCCCTGCGGAACTTGGATAATTCCCATAGATTTCATCTTGAGTAAATCTTCTTCCTCAATTTTGGCATTTTCAATCACTAGGTAAGCATTGCGATGATCAGCGATTTCATTGACCAAATCAGAATTCAGAGCGTTGTATGCATCAAACAAGGAGATGACATCCTGAAAGCCGCTTATCTTTTCATGATTGGCGGGACATACAGTCACAGGTACTCTGTCAAATATATGCTCATGGCTGCCAATCAGGTTGAGAGAAGATTTATTGCTGTTACTTCCTAATTCATAATGTAAGATTTCGTTTGCGGTGTAGACATCAAGATATTTCTTATCATCGAATTTCTTAGTGAAGGTATGTAATGCCAATACCACATTTCTATCAGCAGATCCATCCTCCAGAACATAGGCATTCAGAGGTGTGAGTATTGTCGCTGAAAACTCGCCATCAGTGTTCACATAGTTGAGTTCATAGGCTTCACCATAGATTTCCGATTGCTTTCGCAGATTGATATTATGTTCTTTATCCCAGTGGCTAGTATTCTTGTCAATGGCTTCAACGATTGCTGGATCATCTGACTTGGAAATATAATTTACTGGCTTACCCAATATGTAACCTGTCTCATTATCCACGAACTTCCTTGGAAAGTTGAAAACTAGTCTCATATTGCTCCGGCTATCTTGCATCTGGTAGCTTTTAAGGATTGAGTGGTTACCTTCGTAGTAGTCCTTGTATTGTTTCTTTGCTTGAGCGTTTTTGTTCAGTTCATTTAGGCACTCCAGTATTAGCCTCTCGTTTGTGTTCAATCGGATTAGCTCCTTTCTAAAAATGGGCATACGCAAAGCCCATACCGTTTTGGTATGGGCTTTACGTATGTAATGAGAAACCTTTTTATATCTTTTTTAGCAACTCTAGTTTCTTATTTCGAAACTCTTCCTCCGATAATATTCCCTCATCTTTAAGCTGTGCAAGTTCTCTAATCTGAGCTGTAATGGATTTAGTTTTCTCATCTTTCTCGACTTTACTAATTACTTGACCGGATTTAATTGCAGAAACGATACTAAACTCTTTCTCAGGTATCACATCCTTCAAAGTTTGGAAATCCGAGAAT